TCAATAAATACCTCCCAACAATATTGAAAAGGTTTATACATGGCACTATCACCAATTAACGATAGAGTATTTTACGCTTGTCAGGCTGTATATATAGGCTCTAGATATACCACAAAAACTGCCAATCCCGTATCTGCATCTTATCTGAAAGGCGTACAGTCTATTGGGGTATCAAAAGAGGTTGATAGACAGCCGTATATTGACATAGGTCGTTTTCAGCAAGAATACGGATCTTACGGTAAAACTCAGTTTACTATAACTATATCTAGACTTATTGAAAAAGCTGGTGATTTCTTCCTTAATGTGAGCGGCCAAACCGCCTACGAAAACGCCCACATACTAAAACCAAACCCCGGTATTGGCTTTTCGGGCATCGACAATAACCTTAAAAATTATGACATAACTTTAGTTTATGCTAGTGACGCTAAAGATTTTATGAACAGTGGAACTGGTGGAAACGCAGCCCCAAATTCCGCATCGGGAGTAGCTTACAGGTGTTGCTTGTTAACAAATATTGCCTACAGTATATCTGTTGATGGTTCAATACGTGAAGATTTAACTTTTACGACTAATTATTATGATAAACTTGACGCAAATACCTTGGAAGAGTATCCCTCCAAAAATGTAGACTTGGGAGAAACTGTACGCCGCAAAGATATAATAACATCCTCATGCGTCTTTCCTCATGAAGTTTCTAGAATGTTTGATTTAGATAATTATGCATCTGGTATAAAAATATTAGGATTACAACAAATTGACATAGAGTGCAGCATAAATTATCAAGACATAGCCGATATCGGAATGTGGAGAGGTAGTGCTAAAACCTCCTCTGTAAACGATGATGGACTTCAAGAAACCAACGGAAGTATAGGCGAACAAAATATATTTAAGGTTGTCGAATTGCCGGTTGAAGTTTCGTGTACATTCCAAGGTGTTTTGCGAGACCAATATCAACTAACGCCGAACGCTAGATCATCAAGCACCGGAGAAGCACACAGCATAACAGATACTTTTCATACAAAAGCAGACGGCGATGAAACGCCAACCGATCATGTAGATATATACAGAGCTGATAGAGAGATAAAAATAATTGCACACGGAGATGGGTTAAATTTTTTCCAGTGGAATCTAGGTGCTAGAAATTATTTAACTTCTATGGATGTTTCAGGCGGTGACGCTGGGGGTGGAAATGTGGAGGGCACAGTGAGTTTTCAAAACGACCATAGTGAAATTTTTCTGTTAAAGGACAGTACGATTCAGAATTTTTCTACTCAATCCATTTACTAAAGAGCTGCAATGTCCAGAAAAAAACAACAAAAAAGAAAACAGCCAATTCGACCCAAAAGAAAGACCCTAAAGCCAAAAACAGAAAATCAAGAAGATTATATTGCGTCAATGTCAGAAAATGACGTTATATTTTGTTCCGGTCCTGCTGGATCGGGAAAAACCGCAGTAGCAGTAGGACTTGCTTGTGGATACATGTTGGAGGACAAGATAGAAAAAATAATTATTACTCGTCCAGTTGTTGAGGCGGGAAGAGGTCTTGGTCACTTGCCCGGAACTCTCACAGAAAAAGTATCACCGTATCTTGTTCCTATCCTAGAAGAAATGAAATTATATTTAGGAATGGACACTTTTAATTCTATGAGGGCAACCAATTCAATTGAGCTTTGTCCATTAGAATATATGAGGGGAAGAAACTTTCATAACTCATTTATGATTTTAGATGAAGCGCAAAACGCAACTTTTGAGCAGATCAAAATGTTTTTAACCCGAATCGGACTTGGTTCCAAGGCTGTTGTCAATGGCGACTTAGACCAGACTGATTTACGTGGCGAGGCTGGAGGTCTTTATGACTGCATGGACGCTCTTACTGATCTAGACGGTGTTGCTATCTGTAGGTTGACAGATGAAGATATTGTCAGAAATGGAATTATATCGAAAATTCTAGGTCGTCTGAGATAATTTGTGCGATCATTTGATGATATGACTATAATATACTAGCCCTTTGCTGGTTAGGGAGGTTAGTTTGTGCCACCGACATGTTCGGAGGTTAGATCCTGCCTCCCGCCAGCAAGTTTTGATATTAAAAAATTTGAAGAGGAAAAACATGCCAAATTATGATTTTGAGTGTGAGCCATGCTGTTACCATACAGAAATATTCATGACATTTAATGAATATGAAAACATTAAAGAATGTCCAGTGTGCGGTCAAAAAACCCTCAAGCGAGTCATACTAGGTGTTCCGAATCTTCTTGTCAGAGGCAACCCCACAACTATTGGACAGCTTGCCGATGAGAACACTAGGAAAATGGGTCACTATGAGAAACAAGAAAAAGAAAACAAAGATCGCGGCAACGGACTAACTTCCGAACAAAAAACCAAGAGGCAACAACATCAAAAAATTGTTTCTATGACTCCAGAACAACAAGTAAAATGGATTCGGGAGGGCGACTAATGGAAGAAGTTCCAAGAAAACTAAAGCCACACATAGGTGTTGTTACCTTTAGGATTGATATTCGTTCAATTAATCCAGACAACACTCTAAGCGAGCATATATTGCAAAATGCAGATTTAGACAAATATAAATTGGCTGAAAAGGGACAGTTTATAATAAATGGTGTCACTGAAGCAGATTGCGCAAAGAAAATTGTAAAAATTATGGAGATAATCAATGAAAAATGAAGATATTTCGCATCTAAATTTACCGGATGTTGGGTCTGTTTCTGTCTCTTTTCTAGGAGAAGGAGGGGTGCTGGTTGATGAAAAACAGGCTTTAATCAAAATTGTTAATTGTGTCTACGACCATGAAAACACCTCTACTGTTTACTATGTTATGTACGGCAGAGGAGAGATTGTAGATCCTTATCAGGTGGATTTTGGATATAATAAAAAAAGACTCGCCACAATGTATAAATATAGAAAAGTATCATCTAAGTGTTTTAATTCATACTTAAAATATCTTGAAACTAAAAACAGAATTCATTTTACAACTGCACGTAGACTATTAATGGAGAACTAATATGAAAAAAGGTCCACTGTCAAAAGAAGAGAAAGCACATATCGAAAATATTTACCATGATAATAATGCGTCGGAAATTGACGTAACTAAATTATCAAAGGAAATGAACCGATCTGAAAGCATGATAAATAAATACTTGGATAAAATTAATAAAGAAAGATTAGAGGTGGGTGTTGAAGACACGCCTATTGTCAAAGATGTAAGTGGTCTTTATGCTAAGAATAAACAGTACGGCGCTACAATAATGACAGAAACCGCATCTATTAATTCTGATGAAAATAAAAAAAATAAATCAGGAATGGTTCCTAGATATCACAAGCACATACATAGGATCAAAGATTAATGAAAACAGAAGTTTGCCAACAATGGGACGCTTACATGACAGATGCCTGTCATAGAAAGCTAATGATGTCATGGGAAATTCACTTAGACAACAAAGAACGCATTTTTGGAGATTACGATAGACCCGGATACGCTCCGTGCTGGGAAAGGGTTAAAAAATTCTTCGCAGAAAATCGAGACATAAAAGCTAGAGGAATTAATGTTTATATGTTTGGCGCTCCAATGCATGGGTTCTTCTATGACGAAATCTTTGGACTTGATGGTTTTTCCATTTCTAGAGGTGTTGCAAAAGAACAATTCATGGATGGAGATTCTATAGATTATCAATTTTTAGTTGTTTCACAAATGGATTATTCCGGCAAGAAAATTGATGTAAAAAAGTTCGTTTGGCCCTATAATGAGTTTGAATTAGGTCAAGCAACTAGATTACCTACTAAAGACAATGTTCAAGAAATGATATTTCAAAATGGATCAGAAAAACTCCAAAAAGTACAAGAGTATCTCAACGGGTCAGCAGTGTAATGCTGCTCAATACATAGCAGAAATGGTATGTCTCAGAAAGGCGGAAAAAGAAAACAAAGGAAGCTTAGCTTATAAATTCTGGAACCGAGGAGATGACTACAAAACTCAAATCAGAGCCGCGTCCAAACTAATTAAAAAATACAGCGAAGAAGCGGTTCTAAAATATTTAAATAGCCCTAGAGGAAAAAATGTTTATTCTTTGGGGTTTTTGCACAAGTCTAAAAAGTTCGTATTGAATTTAGACTTCGTAAAAGAAGGTGTTGAAAAGGCTCAAGAACAACTTGATAAAGAAGCTAAGAAGCCCAAGAAGGTAGTTGAAAAACTTGAGGGAGAATTCATGTCTAGACAATCAATGCCCAAGAACAAAACTTTATTATCAAAACTAAGGAAATCAGATGGCAGTAGCTAAAACTCCAGAGTATCTAAAAAAACAGATCAAACAGTATGGAAATATCATCAAGACAGGCACGGATGTTTTACAGGAAAAAAGTAATTACGAAGTCATTCCTATTAGTCCAGCCATTGATGTAGCGCTTGGAGGCGGTGTAAGAGAGGGGTGTTGGCTAACGCTGACTGGCGACCCTAAAAGCGGCAAGACAACAACCGCTATGCAAATCGCAGTAAATGTTCAAAAGATGGGCCGAGAGGTGATCTACATGGATGTGGAAGGTAGATTAAAAGATATGAACTTCCAAGTTGAAGGTTTTGATCTTGATAAAATTCATGTGATTGCGCCAGAAGACAAGCCCATTCCTGCGGAAGACTTTTTAGATGTCGCATACAAAATGATGAGCCATCCAGATTATCAGGGAGCTGTGCTGATTATTGATTCTGTTTCGTCTTTGTTGCCATCCAAAGAGCTTGATGGTGATTTTTCTCCTAAGCGAGCAGGTCTTCCAAAAATCCTCTCTATCTTTACTAAAAAAATTGGTATGCTTTTACCACGCCAACGAGGTTTGGTTATCGCTATAACTCATTACATCGCAAACACGGGAGGATTTGGCAAGGCTAAGTTGTCTGACGGTGGTAATAAGATTCAATACCAAGCCGACACTAGGATGGAAATCGCTGGCAGTGGAATGGACACTCCGGCTATTAAGCCTTGGACGACCGCTGATGGGGAAAGGGTTGGTCAGATTGTAAACTGGAAAATTATTTGCTCGTCAATGGGTGCTCCGGGCGGTCAGGTTCAAAGCTATATCAGATATGGAAAAGGTATTGATAGCGCTCAGGAAGTTTTAATGCTGGCTTGCGACCTTGGTTTAATTAGTAAAGGCGGGGCTTGGTTTACTTGTGATTTTGTGACTGAATGCAAAGATCTAATTAAAGATATCAACAAAGATATTGATGTCGATGANGATGAAGCTTTAACAAAAGCATACAAATTCCAAGGACAGGACAAAGTGTATACCTTTCTTACAAACAATCCTAAATTGGTAGATTTCTTAGATAGTAAAATTAAAGAGATGCTATGAAAATTACTGGACTAGACGGTAAGGAGCATACTTGGAACCCCAAAACCGGCGGCGGCAAAAGATCAAAACTTCATCAAAAAGCCAAAAAAGTACTTGAAAATTGCTATCCGTATGATACAATCCTAGAAGAAGTAACCCTAGCGGGAACTCAAACAGAAAGAAGTCGCTCGAAACTTAGGGGTGACTTTTATATACCGAACAGAAATTTAATTGTTGAAGTACATGGCAAACAACACTTCGAATTTAATAAATTTCATTTTAAAGACAAGTTATCATTTTACAGGGCGCAAGCTCGTGATCGCGATAAAAAAGAATGGTGTAACGTCAACAGCATAACAATCATTGAGTTTAATTACAACGAGACAGAAGATGAATGGAGAGCAAAAATTACAGGAGTTTGAGCAGGCTATTGAGGACTGGAAAACCTCTAAACACCTTAAATATGTCAAAGCTCCAAAAGAAGACAGCCGCGTAACCACTCTGCTAAACATGGACGCGGATATAATGCGCGGCCTAAACTCTGCTGAGTGCTTGATGTATGCCTACGAACTTTACGCTTACGCTGAATATGTAGAAACTGTAAAAGTTAAAGAAAAAAACATTTTAGAGTGGGCAGATTCATCTATTTGGTATATAATAGGTGGGGTGCTTGAGCAGTACGGCGGGCAATACGCTAAATGGCAGCAGCGATATTATGCGGCTGTAAAAGAGAACCCGTTGGCGGACCAGATACTAGTAATTAAGAAACATTCTGAAGCTAGAGTTCGTACACTGGAAGGATGTTCGGAGAGGGTATTAAAGATGGCAGATATACTAACTAATTTATCGAGGAGAAAATAGTGGCAGAACTTAAAGAAAAAATCAAGAAACTTATTACCAAGGCAAAGGAGTCAGGAGATGGCGATCTGNTGGAACTTGCTATAGAATTGCTGGATGAAATCCCGGCTCCAGAGGATACTACAACCGTAGCAACGGAAGCAGACAAGTCAAGACTGCCTTCTAAGTTTTCAGAATTTTCTATGAATAAAACTCCAAACACTGAACAATCAGTAGTGACACCTCCCGGAAGGGTGAATAAATTTGTAGACGATGGTCGAGAACATAAGGATAAAATGAACACGACTCCAGATGTCGCAATTACAGAAAGGTCTAGACCAAAGTTTCAAAAAGTTATTCAGCTATGCACTCGTTGCGATAAAAAATTTGAAGTACACCCATCTTTCGTCCGTGATTTTTTTGTTTGCGATAAATGTCTAAGAAGATAAATAAATTAGAAGATTTAGCATCTGAACGAGCTGTGCTGGCAGGATTGTGTCAGTTCGGTCTTGATGCTTACCTAGAAGTTGATTATGTCACGTCTGAATCATTTACAGACGCTATGAATCAATTAATATTTGATTGTGTTTATAAATCAATTTCAGAGAATACAGAAGTTGAATTATCATCCATACTGTCTGTAGCGAACAACATGGGCGTTGAAGATGTAATCAACACAAAAGAGGAGATTGGATATATCAGATCTCTTTTTAATATGCCTATTGTTAAATCAAACTTAGGTATTTATGCCGCTAAAATCACCAAGCTTAAAGTAGCTAGAGATTTCCGCAAGATGATGAAGGCTTGTGACTCTGAACTCAGTTCTGTCACCGGCGACGAAGATATTATGGACATT